CACTTAGTGTCTAAGAAATAGAATAATTATTGAAAATATTAGAATATCCATATAATATAATTGATATATGGAGGGGGGTTTTATGAGCATGACAATTGAAGAGCGAAAAGAAATGAGAGAGATTATGAATGAAGGGTTCGATAATCAACGTAAGTTCCTTGAATCTGTGATTAGTCCAATAAATGAAAAAGTTGTTAGCCATGATGAAATATTTCAAAAAGTACCATTAGTAGAACAAAGACTTGATAATCACTTAAATGATCATGCAAAAGAAACAAGTAAAAAAAGATTTAACATAGAGATGTACATAATTGTTATTGTTTATATAATAGATAAAATATTTATGTAAAAAGTAAAGGTCCTCTATGGAGAGGGCTTTTTTATTTGTGTACAGCCCTCCTTAATATTGACAACCCTATAAAATAGCCCTATCCTTAATTTATGAAAAAATTATTACTTATGTTGATGGTCTTTTTCTTCTTCAGTGCCTTAGTGGTGCAAGCCTCCACGGTACCAGTGGAAGAAAAACAGGTAATGAATTTTGTATTTAATGTTGGTCTGGTCACGATACCGGAGGTAATGCAAGTTACCACAATAGAAGATGCAATAGCGACTATAAACGGTTTTATATTTCTAACTGTTTATTACGGATCTAAAAAAATTAGGTATGATACGATTTTAAAGAACGGTTTAGCTAACAGAATAAGAGATGTAATAACTGTTGGTGGCCATATACCTATTGCAGCTTAATAAGAAAAACCCACTTTATGAGAGTGGGTTTTTTATTTATAACTATTTAATAATGATCCAATTATCTATTTTTATATTATCAAAACCTATAAACCTTTTGCAGTTAAAATCTTTCATGCATCCATCCTCATTATCAAAAGAGTTATCACAATTACCACAACATTTTAAACCTTCTATTTCTTCTTTTTGTTTAACAATAATATCCACAGTTAGCTGCTCATTGTGTTTATGTTTTGCTATAACCTTTTCTAACACTTCATAAGCTTCTACTAGAGTCTTAACTTGATCATAATGGATAGTTACTTTAGATCCATCTTTAACCCAGTCTCTGTAATTATTAAAAAACTTTATTGCTTCACTTGGGTCCACTATTTACCATCCTTGATTAAATTAAATATTCTACAACATTGTTTCCACGAAAACCACCTAACTCTAATTTCATCTAGCATTGCTTTAAGATCCAGATCATCATCGTAATACATGTAATCCTCACCATCCCATATAATTTCTTTAGGAATTTCTGTATCTTGTTCAAACTGAACTCTTAAGTCATTTATAGAGAGTTGAACAGGCTTGTCTATAACAGTTTCTAACTCACCCACATAAACCCATTCTGAATTATGATCCCACTCTTCACCTCTAGAAATGCATTCCTCTTTTGTGTCAGTAACATTTATTTGCACCCGACCACAACTCTTATATATTTCAAAGTATTCATCTGTCAAAATAGGAAACCCATCAGCACAATCAATATTATTTACATAATCCTTTAAATCTTCTAAAGAATTAAAATCTAAATATCCATCTTCAATTAAATCAATCACAAAATGTTTTTTATCACTCATATTTTCACTCCCTTAGTAATTGCAATTCTCCAACACACATTACATTTAACATCTACACCAATACAATGTTCTTTTTTATATTTATAGTCTGTTTCATATCCTGCAGCCTCTGGACAAAACTTTGGATTAGTTTTGATTAGTGCTGCAGTTAATTCCTCTATTTTGTCTATTAGGGGTTTAACATCAGAATAATTACACATTGCAGCATCATCATGAAGAGGATCTGTTGTTTCAATTTCATCCTCACTTAAACTTTGATCTATTAAATATCTCTTAATCATTGGGGCTCCCAACCAGATAAGTCTACATCTGCAACCTGGGTTAAGAAGTTATGCACACCCAGAGTAGTATAAAAGCTTCTACTCCCTACATAGTCGGCTTCTAAAGGTCTCTCAACCTTATACATAACTTGGTAAGTGTTTTGTTTGACACCTTCCCTTATCGCGACTTCCAAAACCGTAATTTTAGAACATCCCATTGTTATTAAAACCAATAAAACTATTATTATTTTCTTCATATATCTACTCCACAGGAAGAGAATTCAACTCTTCATCAGTCATGAAAAACATTTTAAATTGAACTTCACGTTCCTCTTCATCATCAAGACCGTCAAAATCTACAAGATCCTTAAGAGATAAATTACATACTGGAGTCCATGCACCGGAATTACCAATAGCTTCTTCCCAATAGAAGAGGACTCTTTTCTTCATATGCTTAGACTTGCAATCTCCACAACCAATACATTTTTCCCCAGTAGGATAAACTTTCCATCCAGAACATCGACATTTCCCTAATAAAACCAAAACATCCATTTTAAACTGTTTAAATAAATTTTTCATAATATCCCCTTAATATTTAATCTTTGCAATTATCTTAACGGCAAACTTTTCACCAATGCCCTTAACCTTCATAAGTTCATATGTCTTTCTACCCTCTATAACAGACTTTAAAAAGTCCACTGTGAAGTAACTAAGCACCAACATAGCTATTTTGTTACCTAACCCTGGTACATTTATCAATGATACAAACATATCTCTCTCAGCGGTCGTATAGAAGCCATATAGACTTATCTCTTTTTCATTATGTTCAACAGAAATATATAGTTTTGTATGCTGATTAACCTTTTTAACCTCATTTCTGGTTTGTAGTGAACAAAATATTTTATATCCAATACCTGCATTCTCAATAACTACATGATCTTTTCTTTTATATGTAGCTATACCTGTTATAGAATCATACATTTTTATTACTCTCCTTATCTTTATAGAATTTAACCTGTTTATTAAGTAAACCGTTTTCTACCTGCAGCATTACAATAATCTCTAACCCTTTATTGATCCATTTAACAATATTAGGAGATGTAAATTGCCTTACAGCTATACGTCTTAATATCTCTTTGGTTTCTTCAATCTCTTTATCTGTTATAGGAGTTGATTTATGTGGAGGGTTTATATTTTTCATTTGTTCTATATGATTACTCTCCATTACCTCTTTGAAAGCTTGATAATCGTCTTTTGTTTCTTTTTTAGACTCTAAAGGATGTTCATAAAATTTAACTGGATGATTTTTAGCATTATCAATAATTGTAAACTCAGAGACTCCAGAATATCTCCCAGGCTCTAATAGTTCATCCTGGTTGTATTCGTAATCTCTCCAGATACTATTATCAATCCAGTATTTAATGTTTACAACTTTGTCATTTCTAACACATATTAAAAATGTATTCACACCATTAACAGTTTGGTGGATATCAATAATGTCACAATCCTTTAATCTTTTACCTGTTATATCTGTCATCATATAGATTCACTCCCTTGGTTTGTAACTTTTAAAATACCAATAATAATTTTAGCATAACTACCTCTGACAATAACCCCATCTAAAAACTGTATAAATGTTTTTTTAATATCCCCATGACCACAACAAGCATTCATTAAACCAGGTAAAGTACCTAAACATGCATCGTGTCCGGTTTGTAAGTTGGGTCTACAGCAATTGCCACAAGGCCTATCTTTGTCCTCTGATACTGGGGCCTTAGTATCTTCATAAATCCATATATCATTTACAAATATCATATTATGCCCTCTATGTGTATTTTTAGTCATAATTTAACCTCTTCAATTGATTCTACATACTTCAGATTTATAGTTATATCTCCATCAGGTAAATTGATAATCTTATTTTCACCCATATACATATTAAAAGAAGCTCTATCTATTTGTAGCCATGATATATATTCTTTACCTGATTGCATTGTTATTTTGTATTTCATGTTATTCCTTTGATAATTTTATTATCTCACCTTCAAAATTAACAGAAGGTCTACCGTTATTCGTGCTTATCCCTGTTTTTTTTGTATATTCAGACAAAACTCTTCCTGTTAATAAGTAAGGGGTTTTTCTTATTGTTACGTTATATTTGTTTGTCTGTAATTTTATTTCAACACTTTTCATTGTTAACATATCAGTTACGGTAAATACCAATATCACATCATTATTGTTCATAATCATCCTCCTATTTAAAATCCTTCTCATAAACTCTTTTAAAATTATATATATTCTCCATAGTCATTACGGCCTGGGGATAGTTCTTTTCACCTACAACATTATTTCTAATAGATATTATCTTTCTATCTATAGCTGATTGAGTTGGAATTTTACCAGATGTAAGCAATCTTTTTTCTGATAATAAAGAAAATATCTTTGATCTTGATAACCCTAAGAGTTTACCGGCATTAGTTATAGAGTAATGTTCTGTTGTATCTCTTATACAATCCTCTGCAAGAGCTACAAGAGGGGCCTGTATTGTTAATTGTTCCCCTTGTTGTTGGTTTATAGCTTTTAAGGATTCAACCTCTTCAGTTAAGAAATTCATTGCCTGTTGTATTATAAGTTTCTTTTCAAGGTTAGTTGTAGGTAACTGGTGACGATCATCACCAGTTGTAATTATATGACTGTTTTCTTGTATTCTCAATTTCAGTGCAGTAACTTCACCTTCGTTAAGATAAGTTGTTTGACCTGGTTTCATTTTATTTTTAAATAATTCCCTTATTCGTTTTTTAATTAAATCTGTGGATACATTTAATATTTCAGCAAGTTCTTTCACTGTCATTAAATCCTCACCTAATAAATCTTTCATACATTTACCCTCCCAGGTTTTCTTTTTATCTTTTTTCTTTTATAAATTATAAAAATCTCTTGGTGAAAAATGAACGTAATCTCTCCAAGAGAAAAAACATTCATTACTCTATGGAGCCAATAGAACGATTGATCTTATTTTCTGGTAGGGAATAATCAACTTTAACCCTTGCTTAAAACCAGTCCCACAGTAACCTCTGTATATATATCCCCTGCTGTTACAGTATTCACCCACAAGATATAAAGAGATTAGGAATTAAGAAGGGAGTAATAGAAAGGTCAATTAATAAAAAAAGACCTTTCTATGCTTTCCCTCGAACTACCAAGGCTATTAGATACGACCAGGAATCTAAATAAAAGCATACAAAAGTCTTATATTTGTATTATTACAATCTGGTCGTTAACATCAGGGTAGTTTAATTCCTAACACCGTAATAATAATTTATATACTCTTTATTTGTCAACATATAAAATATTTAAATTAGTTAAATAAACCCAATAAGATTGCGGTACCTAATATAAAGATGTTGCAAACTTAAACACAATGGGTTAAGATGATAAGTAATAAGGGGTTATATATGATAAATGACTTAGTAAGATGGATAGCGTTTAATAGTGGATGTAGGTTAATTAAACCTGAAGACAATGACGAGTATGGAGTATTGGAGGCTGTAAGGTTTTCTGATGGTAATATAGTTTTACTCGATGGAATACAAGATAAAGAGTTTACCTTCGATTGTTTAATGCAACATGCAATTAAATATATCCAGGAACAAACTTTCTCTAATGAATTACTTGAGTTTAAAAGATATAAAATTGACTTGAATTACTCTCATAAAACTAAAGTATGGGACTGTTTAGTCTCTCTTAATGGAAAACAAGTGGCTGTAACTTCATCCCATAAAGAGATAACAACTGTAAAATTATTAGCATTAAAATTTATATATCAAATGGAGACAGGGGAATAATGAAAGTACAAAAAACAAAAAACATTGTATCTGAAGATGGAATAGTAATGGCAATATACGGATTGCCTAAGGTGGGGAAAACAAGCTTTGCAGCTTCCACAAGTAAAGTTGGTAATACTTTAATTATGGACTTTGAAAAGGGTACTAAGTACCTAGGAGAGAGAGGAATCAACTGTGATGTTGTTGTCATGAAAGAATGGTTCTCTAAAAATGAATCCAAGGGAATGTCTGCATTCGTTAAAGATTATCAAACCATTGTTGTAGATCCTGTAGGCCAGGCAATGGATTTTATTATTAATGGTGATTCTATCAAGGGGGAAAAATACCGGCAAAATGATGGAACTTTAACAACATCAGGATGGATGGAAGTTAAAACAAAAATGGGTAAGTTTATTCAATTTCTTAAATCAACAGGTAAAGATATTCTTTTAGTATTTCATGCTGAAGTAGAGACCTTTGAAAATCAACACTATTACTCTCTTATGATTGCAACCAAACTTAAAACTATTATCCCTGGAATGGTTGAGATAATTTCTTATCTTTCAGTAGTTACAAAGGATGGAGAAACAAAGAGAATTTTGCACACTCCAGCTGCAGGAGAAAATTATGTTTCAGGAGATAGGACCGGTAGAGTTCCGGAGACTATTGAAATATCAGAAATGCATGGTTGGGAAGATTTTAAAAAAGCTCTTAGACCTAAAGGGTTTAATGAAGAAAATGAATCCAAAGATTATACCAATTCGACTATGACAGAGGAAGAAGCTGCAGCAATTGCTGAACTAGATAAGTCTGAAAAGAAATTGGATGAAGCTATGAATAAGAAAGATATAGAAGTATAGAGAGGGTTTATATGGGGAAGCAAAAAACATTTAAAGGTCTTGTGAGGTTAGTTCCAGCGGTATCTGTCTCTGCTGTAGTTAAAGATTCTCTTAGGACCGCAACCGTAGATAATCCTATGAATATGTTACTTCATAAAAATCTTTTAATTTTAAAGATATCCCCAGAGGATAAAGCTATGTTTGAAGCCTGGTCTAAGAACTTTAATGATATTCATAATTCAGATCCTATTGAGTTAGAACTAGACATTAGAACCAAAACAAAAAAAAGGAGTTTAGGTCAAAATAATTTGCTGTGGACCTTAATAGAGGTTCTAGCTCTGGAAACTTACCAAGAGTGTGGATGGGAAAAAGTAATTTATGAGGAAATTTTAGAAATATACGCTCCTAAGATTGAATCGAAATTACATCATCATAAGATAGCAAAGAGATCTAGTGATATGGATACCTACGAATGTACCAAAGTAATAGAGGGTGTATTTTACGAAATTAACCAGCAGGGCATAACAATGACAGATCCTACGGACATAGTTAAATACTGGAACAACTATAACAAAATAAGGTTTTCTGGTGGTGTTGATCATGGTTATAGAGAGGGAGAGTCCGTCAAGGATTACCGCCAGAGAGTTAATTATTGTGAAGCTTGCAGAAAGTATTTAAGACCAGGGACTTTCCACTACAATGGTCAAATGGCACATATAGTTTCTAAAGGTAACAGTGGTGAAAGTAAAGAGACCTGGAACTATTTTCACTTATGTCATAAAGATCATATTGGGTTACAACATCAAAACGGGTGGGAAATATTCTTAAAAAGATATCCACATTTAAGGGCTAAATATGAAATGGCTCTAATAAAACACAGTAAAGGGGTTTAAATATAAAGCTTATTAAGCTTGACAGTTTAAGTCCATTGTATATAATTAAACATATTAAAAGGTTTATCATGGGGATTAAATTATGGATAAGATGAAAGCATTTATGAAAGCATTCAGCGATTTAAAGCAATTAGTTCCTCTTAAAGAGAGAAACCAACTGTATATAGGTTTAAGCAGTAAGTTAGAAAAGAGCATGAAGGATTATGTAACAGAGAGAATATCTGCAACTGTTCTAGAAAACTTAAGAAATTATGAAGTAGAAAAAGACCAGTTAAAAGAAAGGATTTTGTATTTAGAATCATTGCTTGATAAGGCAAAAATTAAACATACGATATCAAAAGAGGAAGTTTATCCAGAAAAGTATAATCATTAGAGATTAAAAGGAGAATATAGTGTTAGTGATTCAAAGGATGTTAGCTGCAGGAAACCCAGTTACATACAAAACAAACGTGGGGATTAAAGTAGCAGGTAAAAATTTAGGGTTTGAAATTGGGGATAAATTAAATGTCTTCCAAAAAGAGGGTATTTTGTTATTCACAAAACTAGAAGTTTTCCCGGGATGGGCTTTTATAAAAAAGGGTCAAGTATTCCGAAGTGGAAGGCACCCACAATTTCAATTGGTACAGGCCTGGGTTAAGTATTACATGGAAGGGTTAACCCATTTTAAGATGTTCTATACCAACAAGGGTATATTTATTAAGGCATTCAAAGGGGATGAATTTGATGAAATGTTTAAAAAAGATTGAAATTGTTAATTGTGGTCCTAGAGTTGTAGAGATTGCAATGAGCACCAGTGAAACAGTTGATTTTTTACAACATTCTAATTGGTGGGCTAAACGTCAAACAATGGGAGTTACAGAGGATGAAATGAAAGTCATTGTTTCTAGAACATTAGGAAACCTTATAGCTGAAAGAGTAAATTTGATGATCCTTAAAGACATTGTTCTGCAGCATGGATCTAAAAAAATGATTGAGGCTTATGAATCATATCAGAAAGCAGCTCTTAGTACTCTTAAATCTAATGCGGGTAAATTGGTGGGTAAAGATAATGATGTCTCAAATAGAAAAAATACAAAAAAAGTTTGATTCTATTTACAAAAACTTTAAGTTTGATTCAGAGTTTCAGAAAGAAACAGCCTTTGGATATTTTAAAGAGGGCTTTGTTTCTTCTGAAGATTTAATTAAAAAAGCTGATGGTAAATATAAAGAGTCTGCAAGCCTGGTCCTGGACTACTTTAATTCTGAGAAAAAAAAGATTCCTTCTTACAAAAATACAAGAGGGGTTAAGTTTACAACAAGTGTTGAAAAGATAATTGTTGCCAGGCTTAAAGAAGATTTTAGTATAGATGACTTAAAAATGGTTGTTGATTACAAATTGTTTAGATGGAAAGGAACTGATATGGAACAATACTTAAGGCCCTCAACTCTTTTTAGTGCCAAAAAGTTCCCGGAATACCTTGCAGAATCTGAACATTATAAAAAGCCGGTTAGATCTAGTATTGATACAAAATTACAGAATCAGTTAATAGGGGGATAAATGTCAGGGTTTAAAATGTTTTCTAAAATGAAAGAACTTGCAGACAAAGGGGAAAAATTACCAGATAACTGGAATGAAGAGAATTTAAAATCTATGCGTGAACCTTTGGAACATGCAGTTGATAATGGAAGAAAACAGCCTGAACATTTAGGATTCTTTGATAGTGAGGCATATGGTAACAGTTGCCCCGTATGTAAGAGTTCCCCGGAAGAGTTTAATAAAGATGTAGTTTTTGGTGGTTTTATATTAGGCACCCAGAAATATTATATTTTGACCTGCAGCTGTGAGATGGAATTTAACAACAAGATCAAAAATAGAGAAAATGTTGTTTTAAGGTTTCGTGCTGCTGATATTCCAGAATCATACAAGGCTGCAAACTGGATTGACTGGGATTCCTCTGTTAATCAAACATTAACCAATTCTTTCTTTAGAGTAAAATCAATGTCTTATGGTACCGGGTTGAGTAAACTCATATCAAACGGGTTGATATTAATGGGAGATGTTGGAAGAGGTAAAACGTTAAGCGGTATTTGTCTATTAAAATCCATCATAGAAAACACAACTAAGAAGTGTAAATATATTGCAATGGCAGATTTTACAGATAATATTATCAATTCCGGTAAGGATGGGTCCTATGTAAGCGGCATAAAAAAGTTTGATGTATTGTTCTGTGATGATATAGATAAACTCTCTATGGCTTCTCAGTGGGTGCAGGAAAGGGTTTTTAGTCTCTTTGATGAGATGTTCCGTTCAAATAAAACTTTAATTCTTACAACTAACCTTAAAACTCTAACCTCAATGCAAGAATATTTTGGAATACATGGTGAGGCTATTATGTCCCGAATATATGACAAGATGGATTTTGTAACATTTATCGGCGGAGATGATTACCGGAAAACAAGAAGAATAAACAAAAACAATAGAACTTAACAATTAGGTATAAAAAACATTGACAATTAAACCCAATGTATTTAATATTTAAAGAAATAACATAATTTATATAGGAGATGTTTATGAATAAACAAAGTTTTGAATTTGTAGCAAGTGTTAAGAAGTTTGCTACTCAAGCATCTAAGGGTGGATCAATAATATTAACCCTAGAAATGCCATTAACTGATGATAACTGTTTGTTATCTGCTGCACAGAATAAGGATTGTGTAGTTATGATTAAATTTGACAATGATTCTATTGAGCGTGCTAATGGTCAAAATGAATTAGATTTCGACAGAGATCCCCAGGCTATTCTTATTAAGGGTAAATTAGATCCTGATGTAAACTATCGATACCTTGATGAGTTTACAGGTGAGGTTATAAACGCTCATCTCCCTTTACAGAACGATGTTGAGGATGATAACCCCTCAATAGATGAGGTCTTTGATGATGATAACCTTGAAGAGGAAACCATTAAAGAGGATTCTGACGATGAAGATGTTAAGGTTGATAATATTACAGATTTCCCAGAGGAAGGATAATTAGTAATTCAGTGTAGGAGTTCGATTCTCCTACACTGTTTAGCCATGTATATGGTGAATAGATTTTTTTAGTAACTTGGTTAATCACTGAGTTCTTTAATTATTTATATGTGATAGGAGTAGTTAACTTATCATGTTTTGACATTTGTTATGGCCTCTGGTTGGTATTGGAGGCCATCTTTATTTAAGGATGTGTATGAAGAAAGTCATTAGTTTAGAAGTTCCAAAAACTGAAACGGAAATTCAATCGGAAATAACTAAATATTTAGAAAAAAATGGGTTTAGAGTTTACAGGATGAACTCTGGAAGAGTTGGAGGGGTTAGGCTTCATCCAACAGGGACCCCTGATTTATTGGCAATGCGTAGGGGAATATCTATTTGGATTGAAGTTAAAAAGCCCGGTGAAGAACCTACAGGCGATCAAAAGCGAATACATAAAGAGTTAAGAGCAGATGGGTTCAAGGTGTATGTAGTATGCAGCCTTGAAGAATTATTAAGTTATTCTAATAGGGGGTAAGTGTGCCAGTTGATAATACAACGAGAATTAATAAACTCTATGCAAGAGTTAGAGTTTTGTATGATAAGCAGCTAGATCTGTTATTTAAAGTGTCATTTGATAAAAGAATGCCTCTTCAAATACATATTATAATAAAAGATATAGAGCTTGGGATTGGGGGAATGTATGATAAAAAATAAAATAGGTGTAGAACATGCAAAGGAAGTTTTAGCAATGGATAAGTGTATACATCTTATGGCTAAATGTATTTCTAACTATCAATACCATTCTAATTGTGAACCTGAAGAACCTAATAAAAATGATATTGAAAATATTGTTAACTCTTTTATGGAAAAAGCTAAATCTGAGTTATGAAAACAAAATTCAATCTTCGTACAATGAAAATCTTTGAATGTAGTACCTGTGTGTCCTTTAGGTCTAGGACTAATAGCAATTATGGTTATTGTACCAGACTTAAATACCAGGTATTACCAGATAGAACATTTTGCGAAGCTGATGGAATATTGGATCCAAACTTATGGTTTATGCAGGAACCAGAATTAACTAAGTATCTAAAACAAGAAGTAAAATATAAATGTAAAATTCTCCCTAAACATCTAGATAGGGATTATTACATGAAAAGGTGTGGTGTTATATGAGTATTAGAATATGTGGTGAATGTCATATTTTTAACGGTTGTTATGCTTCTAGTTTTTGTGTGCAGCTAAGAGATGAAGCAAAACAAAATGAAGTATGTAATGATTTTTATGAAATATTAGGGAACGGGAATAGTAAGTTTACATCTGTAAAAGATTGTGGATGTATTGAATGTTATGTTCATGATATGGCACGTAAAGAAAAAAGAAACTGTGCTAAATTTAGAGATGCAAATAATCTCCCAGATTGTAGGAAGAATTTTACATATAGAAAAACAGAATCATATTTAAGGGGTCCAATAAAGTGAATGTAGTAAGTTTATTTAACGGTCATTCGGGAGGGAATATTTCACTTGATGCAGCTGGTATAAAATATAAAAACTATTTTTCAAGTGAAGTTGATAAATATGCGTTAAAAATAGAAAAACATTTATACCCACAGAATATACAAATGGGGGATGTTAGGAATATATATTATAGTAATGGTGTTTTGGTTACTGATAACGGTGTTTTTGATATTGGTAAAGTGGGGTTTTTTATTGGAGGATCTCCATGCCAATCTTTTTCATTTGCTGGGAAGAGTAATGGTATGACCACTATTGAAAATATAGAAATAATTACCCTGGAACAATATTTAATATTAAAATCTGAAAACTTTCAATTTGAAGGGTATTCATATTTATTTTGGGAGTATATGCGAATCCTAGAAGAAATAAAAGTGGATAACCCGGATGTATTATTTTTATTAGAAAATGTAAAAATGAATAAGGGTTGGAATATAGTAATAAATGATGCTTTAGGTGTCGAGGCTGTATTAATAAATAGCTCTTTGGTTTCGGCTCAATCAAGGAAAAGATTGTATTGGACTAATATTGAAGGATCTGAATTAACATTGTTTGGTAATTGTATTTCACAGCCTAAAAACAAAGGGTTGAGGTTGAGAGATATACTAGAGGACCAGGTAAACGAAAAATATTATTTATCTAATAAGGCTATTCAGGGGTTAGATAGAAGACAATTAGACTCTAAAAAAAGAGGCCACGGCTTTGGTTATAATTTAGAGGATGGAAATAGTATTTCAAAAACAATTCTTAAAAGATATGGGAATGATGGTAAAGAGTGTTTAATAAAAGTAGATGTAGCTGAAGCCTGTAGAATAACTGGTCGTAATCCGGATAACCCAAAATCAAGAGAATCAGGATTGCCAACTGTTCAAATGCTCGAAGTCAATAAAGATCCGGACATTAGTAATTGTTTAACAACTGTTCAAAAAGATACCGTAATACTTGAAACATCATCTTTTAAAGTAAGAAGATTAACACCTCGAGAATGTGGACGATTGTAAACTGTTCCGGAAGATATTATTGACAGAATGTTATCTTCAGGAGTATCAGAATCACAATTATATAAACAATTTGGTAATGGATGGACAATACAAGTTATTGTACATATATTACAAGGACTAAAATAAACCCGTTAACTCTTGACCTTTAAACACATTGGGTTTAATATTCTACTTATCAATATACCAAAGGGAAGGGATAATATGAATTGTTTATGTGGTGAGAAAATAATTATAGATGGTAATATGCTCTGTAATGATTGTTTAAGTGTTTTGGTGTTAACTCCAAAAGAAAACATATGTATTAACTGTAACAAGAAAGATTGTACAGATAGATGTACTCCAGATAACTGGAAGCCTGGTGTTAGGTCCTGTAAAAACTTTACAGACAATAAGGGGTTAAAATATCCAACAATAAGAAAAACAGATAATGGAATGGTTGTTCTCTTCTCTGAGGAATGTGTAGGAACTGTAGTACAAGAAGCTACTACCGGGAAAATATTCAAACTTGGATCTCATATGGTTAACTGGGAAATGAAAGATTTTGGTTGTACTGTTATCCCTGTACATTTATGTCCTAATGATTGCGGTAACTGTAAGTATGAACTGGACCCAGATGAGAATGGGGAAGATACCTGTCATAACTGTATTGAGTTTAGTAATTGGAATTCTAAATGAAAAAGAAAACTCTGATTGTTATTTTAATTATAGTAATATTTATTGGGCTTAATGCTGCATTTGATAACTATGTAGATAAGCATTATAAAACAACTGTTACTCTGGAGGGTGAGGGATGATATTAATAATAATTTTAGTGGTTATATTTGCAGTAATGCCTATTATAACATTTAATGCAGTATTAAAAGAGATTGAGAATAGCAAACTTAAAAACATAAAGATTGATTATGTTATGGTCATAATAATCTCTGCTTTATGGGTTATTTATTGGCCTAGTATGTTATTTGGTGACTGGAGATGAAAATATTAAAGAGAATAAAAGAGTTTTTAGAAATTGCTGGTTTAACAATAGTATTATTCTTTTTATTGTTAATAGCTTCTATCTTCTGTCGTAAAGATTACGATGATATGTTTGGAGGGGAATAATGGTGAAGAAATATATCATAGTTGATATTGATGGAACTATTTCAAAGGTTGGAGATAGGCTTAAGTATTTAAAAGAGTCTCCCAAAGATTGGGATGCATTTTATGATTCTTGTTTTGATGATGAACCAATTAATGAAATTATCGACCTGGTGGAATGTTTAGAATGTGACCCAAAACATATTATTGTGTTTTGTACTGGGAGAAGAGAGTCTTGTAGACCTGCTACAGAGTTGTGGATTGCAAAACATTTCTATAAAACCTTTAAATACAAAGGGTTAATTATGAGACCTAACAATGACATTAGGGATGATACTTTATGTAAAATTGATCAATTAAGGCAGAGGGTGGATTTCAAAGATATTAAGTTTGTTTTAGAAGATAGAAATTCAATGGTTGAAAAATGGAGAGAGTTGGGAGTTAAATGTCTCCAGGTTGCAGAGGGAGATTTTTAAATATGGTTCATAAACCACTTAAAATAAAATTGCACCCAACAGATGAAAGTTTATGGGTTTATCTTGGTACTCCTGATAATGTAAAAGAAGAGTTCCAGAAAGCAGATTTTACAATGGATACGTATGGATGTTTCTTTAAAAATACAAATCGAAAAGGGAGGATGACTTATGTTGTCTATCTTTCAATATGGAATCTTCCATTATTGGTTCATGAATTAACCCACGCTATAGACTTTTTTAGTGAGGATATGGAAATAACAAGTAAAGAGATTCGGGCTTATTATATGGATTATGTTTTTAGTATTATCTGTAATAAGTTTAATAAATTTGCTAAGGAATAATGTGTGCAAAAGTGTAATATTTGTAACAAAAACTTTAAAAATGGTAAGGGTTGTCCTTATATACTAACCTGTAAGAATTCAGATATAGCAGACAAGACTTTTACCGGGGATCATTACGAGATTAAAAATAAAAATAATAAATCCTAGGAGGGATATATGAAAAGATTTATAGGTGTAAAGTTGATCAATGCAAAACCTATGACAAGATTGGCTTACAATGAGTTTAGAGGTTGGGATCTTCCTGCAGATGAAAACGGGGATGATAAAGGTTTTCTGGTTGAATATGTAGAAGGTGGAAAGCCTAATACTAAAGAGTATGAGGGTTATGTGTCTTGGAGTCCTGAAGATGTTTTTCATGGTGCTTATACTAAGACTACTAGTTATGATTCTGGTCTAAGTATGCATGTGGTATCAGAAGGATATCAAGAAAGGGTTTGTGATGAATATGATGCATTACATGGTAATATCAAAAAACTGGAAGCATATTTAGAAAAGAGTAGTGATGATCTACTCTCTAAACAGTTAAATTACATGATTGGGTATGCTGTTATTTTAGGTGAAAGGATAGAGGGGTTTAAAATTGACTAAAAGTTGTATGGAAGCATCCCAAAAACTGTTTGTAGAGATTAATAATTCTCCTTATTTGCAGGGTATGAGTACTGAATCATTTTTAACTGCATGGATAATGGCAAATGATGCAGAGGATATTTATGATTGTCTTTTGACTATGTTACCGGATCATAACAATGAAGTATTTGTTAAAGATGTAAGAGAAAAGTTAAAATCTTTGTTTGACAGGTTAAAAACTTTTGATGTTAATCCAGGTACATAAATTAAAACAATTTCCTTTGGTATTGCTCTAGAAGCTTTAAAAGGTGGTTTTAAAGTTGAAAGATCCGGGTGGAATGGTAAAGGAATGTTTGTTGTTTATCAAAAAGGCTATCCGGATGGAATCCCATGTAATAAACAAACAGCTGAAGCCTGGAACTTAAAAGAGGGTGATTTATTTGTTTGTAATCCCTATTTGCAATTAAAGTGTGCTGATGGTTCGCACTCCATGTGGGTACCTTCTATTAACGATGTATTGGCCTGTGACTGGTCTATTGTAGAATAAAAATTATTAACTATTATTAAAGCACTCTTAACCGGGTGCTTTTTCTATTTATAAAACATGTGCTAATATTAAGAGATAACAATTAAATAAAACTTAAAGGAGTGCTGAGAATGAATAAGCCGGCAATCAAAATAAGTGAGGTCGATAATGACCATTAAACAGGATCTATTTATTAGAGAGTACCTTAAGACCTGGAATGCAACAGAAGCAGCTATAAATGCAGGATACAGTAAGAGGACCGCGTATTCTATTGGTGAAGAGAACCTGAAAAAACCTGAAATCAAGGAAGCACTTGAAAAACTTAAAAAAGAGATTCTAGGGGATGTTGAGAAAGATATTATAGAAAACGTTACTTTTTGGATGAGTATTAGAGATGATAAAGAAGCAGCTGCAGGTGCAAGACTAAAAGCTTCTGAATTATTAGGCCGTTATAGATCTATGTTTACTGACAAAGTAGAACACTCTGGACATATTGCAGTGGAGATAATTGATGATATCAGTTAGGTTAAGTGATTGTATTGCTCCCAACTTCCACCAACTCCATAAAGATATAAAAGGCGAACTCTATAATGAAATATGGTGCAGAGGTGGAAGGGGTTCAACTAAATCTAGTTTTATTTCTATAGAAATTATTAAAGGTATGATGCAGGACCCAGATGCTCATGCTGTATGTTTTAGAAGATATAATGTTGAGGTACAAGAATCAGTTCATGAACAACTAGAATGGGCTACATATCAACTTGGTGTTAATCACCTCTGGAGATTTTATACATCCCCTTTGAAAGCTGTATATCTTCCTACTGGTCAAACTATCCGAATGAAGGGAGCAGACAAACCTGGGAAAATCAAATCTACTAAATTTAAAAAAGGTTATTTAAAATTTGTTTGGTTTGAAGAAATTGACCAATTTGGAGGGATGAATGAGATTAGAAGTATATTGCAGTCATTGTTTCGTGGTACAGAAAAGAAGCAGATTGCATTTTTTAGTTATAATCCACCTAAGTCCGCAAGGTCCTGGACAAACTCCGAAACTAAGATAGAAAAGGCTGGAAGGTTTGTACATTTCTCTGATTATAGAGATATTCCTAAAGAATGGCTAGGAGAATACTTCCTAGCAGCAGCTGAACATCTTAGATTAACTAATAAAAACGCTTATGACCATGAATATCTAGGGTTAGAAGTTGGAACTGGTCTTGAAATATTTGATAATGTAACAATCAGGAAGATTACAGATGATGAGATTGCATACTTTAATAATATTAATCAGGGTATAGACTTCGGTTATACTACGGACCCGTTGAGTTTTGTTAGAGTTTCCTATGATACTTTAAGAAAAAGACTCTTTATATTCTTTGATTATTCCGGTGTAAGAATTAAATACAAAACATTATCTGAAGATCTAGACCAGGATTGTAAAGATACTCTAACCATGGCAGATAAAGCCTCCCCTAGAGATATAGACCAGTTACGGGATGATTTTGGATTTAAGATTATAGGAGCAGATAAACCTCCAGGAAGTGTGGACTTTGGAACTAAATGGTTGCAAGACCTAGAAGAAATAATTATAGATCCTTTAAGATCGCCATTGTCTGCAAAGGAGTTTGTTAACTATTCTCTTAATGTAACAAAATCAGGTGAAGTAATAAGTCAGTTTCCGGATAAAGATAACCATAGTATCGATGCAGTTAGGTACGCTTGTATTTATGCTATACTACAAGAGAGACTTAATAAAAAGAAAAAGCCTAAGAATGTAACAGTTATTCCAACTGTAAGTCACTGGTGATATACTAAAGAGGGAGATATACAATGCCAAAGAAAACCAAATATATGAAAGAGGATACATTAAGGGGGGTGTGGAATAATGCAATGCTCAACTTTAATAAAATCCAGATTGCTCTAAGAGATGAGCGTAAACAATGTTTAGAAGATAGGAGATTTTTAAATATTGCTGGTGCAATGTATGAGGGATCTTTAGAGAAACAATTCAAGAAAAAGCCTAAATTCGAAGTAAACAAAATACAGCTTGCAGTAACAAGAATCAATAATGAATACCGTAACAATAGAATTTCTGTAGACTTTGTTTCAAAAGATGGTAGTGAAAACGATAAGTTTGCCGATGTACTTGATGGTCTATTCAGGGCAGATGAACAGGACTCAACAGCTACGGAAGCATATGACAATTGTTTTGAGGAAGGTATGACTGGAGGGTTTGGTGCTCTTAGGTTAACAACTGCATATGAAGATGAAGAGGATGATGAGAACGACAGACAGAGAATAAGGATTGAACCTATTAACGATGCAGATACATCTGTATGGTTTGACCTGGATTCAAAGAGACAAGATAAAGCAGATGCAATGTATTGTTATGTAATTATCTCAATGTCTCCTGAAAAGTACACTAAATTATGGGATAAATCTCCCACCTCTGTTAATAAGCAGATATCGGATGTAGAGTTTGACTGGTTTCAACCGGACGTAGTATTTGTAGCAGAATATTATATTATTGAAGAAACTAAAGTGAAAGTAAAAATATTTAAAAATATTGATGGAAGCCGTGAACGATTCACCCATGATGAACTTAAAGAAGATCCAGACTTAGAAGACCAACTTGAATCTATGGGGTCAAGAGAGATTAGCAATAAAACAATAACAGTAAAAAGAGTTCATAAATATATATTATCAGGTAATGAAGTCTTGGAGGATAATGGATTTATTGCAGGGAATAAACTCCCTATTGTTCCCTCATATGGTAAACGGGTGTTTATTGATAATATAGAAAGGATTCAAGGCCATGTAAGGCCGGCTAAAGATATGCAGAGACTAAAAAACATGCAAATATCTAAGCTTGCAGAAATAGCTGCAGTCTCTCCTATATCAAAACCTATATTTAGCCCTGAACAAATGGCAACTCCTGGAATAAAGGAAATGTGGTCTAAAGACAATATTGAAAACTACCCTTACTTATTAGTAGATTCAATAACAGACAAAGAGGGTAATCCCCAACCAGCTGGAGCTCTTGGATATACTAAGGCCCCAGAGATTCCCCAGGCTAATGCTGCACTATTACAAATAACTGATACCGATATTAAAGAATTATTAGGGAACTATGATGAAGCAAATAAGATTGTATCTGGTGTTTCCGGTAAAGCTGTAGAGCTTGTTGGTAGTAGAATAGATGGTAATGCATTTATCTATATGACTAACTTTGCTAAGTGTATACATAGAGTTGGTGAGGTCTGGTTGTCTATGGCTAAAGATATTTATGTTGAAGAAAATAGAACAATGAAAACTATTGGTAAATCTGACAATATAGCCTCTGTTGATATTATGCAGCCTATAATCGATGATAATGGTGCAAAGTCTTTTAAGAATGATTTAACCAAAGCTTCGTTTGATGTTGCTGTTGATGTTGGTCCATCTTCCACCAGCAAACGTGATGCTCTTGTAAAGTCATTAACTAATGTATTACAAATGACAACAGACCCTGAAACTTCACAAGTTCTGCAAAGCATGATATTAATGAATATGGAAGGGGAAGGTCTTTCTGATGCAAAAGAGTGGTCCAGGAAGAAACTTGTAGGAATGGGAGTATTAAAGCCAACAGAAGAGGAAGAGGCTGCAATGTCTGGACCACAGGAACCTACTGCACAAGATAAAGCCCTGGAAGCAATGGCAAATGAATCAGATGCAAATGCAGCAAAAGCAAGAGCCTCTATAGTGGAAACTTTAGCAAATGCTGGTCTTGATAAAGCCAAAACTGAGCAGGTAATGGCAGACATTGAAAGCCAAATATTTAATGACAATTTAAAACTTTTAAATCAATAACTACTACCATGCAGTAGTGTAATTTGACGCATGAGAAAGGAAGATATATAATGATTGTAGAAAACAAAGATGATTTAATTATCGATGATGTGGAATCAGGTGGAGTAACAACGGACCCAAAAGAGATTGTTGAGGAAATATCCGACAATTTAGATGAGGGTTCAGAGGGATCTGAAGAGGAAGATGAAGAGATAGTTATTACCTTTGGTGATGAGAAACCGGACGAAGAGGAACCAGTGCAAGATTCCTCTGTTATCCAGGGACTTAGAAAAGCAAATAGAGATCAAGCTAAAAAGATTAAAGAATTCGAGCACAAACAAGCCACTGAGAAAAAGCCGGTGGAATTAGGTGAAAGGCCTACTATTGAAAATTGTGGTTGGGATGAGGATAAACTTTCTAGTGAGACTGATAAATGGTTTGAGAAGAAACAAGAGGTTGGCCGGCTAGAAGCTGAGAGAACATCAACCCAAGAGACTCAAACCAAAGCATGGCAAGAGAAACTTTCAAGCTATGCACAATTCCAAACTGAATTAAAAGTTAAGGATTTCGAAGATGTTGAAGATGTTGTTAAGGATTCACTTAGCACAGCAAAGCAAGGTTTAATTTTACAAGGTTCTAAAAATTCCGCTAAATTAGTTTATGCTCTTGGTAAAAATCCAAAGAAACTTGCTGAACTAAAAGCAATTAAAGATGATGTAGAGTTTATCTTTGCAGTGGCAAAAATGGAGGCTAGTTTAAAAGTGTCAACAAGAAAACCTAAAACAGGTCCAGAGCCGAGGACTAAGGGAAGTGGTGGGACTGCTGGTGCAGTTGATAACGTCAAAGCCCGTTTAGTGAAAGAAGCTATAAAAACGGGTAATTTCTCAAAAGTACATGCATACAATAAATCACAACAAAATAAAAAATAAAAGGATATAATTATGCCAAACGATTTTAGTGAAGAGGAAGTAGTTGCCTGGGAACAAATATTAATGGGTTTCGAAGATCAACTTGTAATGTCAAGAAATGTAACTAAGTATCGTACTGATGATACTACTATGGCTAGAACAGGGGATGTTATATGGAGACCTGTAGAATATATTATGACTTCTGAGGATGGTATGGATCAGTCAACAACTGGGTTTAAAAACAAAACACAGTTAGCAGTACCTGCAACCATTTCATTTGAAAAGAACTCATCCTGGACAATGGATGCAAAAGAGCTTAGAGATGCTCAACAGGAAGGAAGGCTTGGTAGAGCAGCTTATAAAAAACTTGCTTCAGATGTTAATATTGCTCTTTTAAATATTGCATCATATCATGGTTCTCTTGTTGTCCCTATCACAGGTGCAGCAACTGGTTATGATGATGTTGCAAAAATTGAAGAGGTGATGAACTCTCAAGGTATTTATTATGATGATAGATACTTAGCATTATCAACTAAAGATTACAACGGAATGGCTGGAAATCTTGCAGCTAGAGAGACTTTAAATGGTAAAGCATTAAAAGCTTATGAAAAGTCTTATGTTGGTCAAATAGCTTCTTTTGAAACATATAAGCTTGATTATACTAGAGCTTTAGGTGCTGCAGGTGGTGGTGTAACTACTATGGATACTCAGGATGCAGCTACACAATATTATGTTCCTACTGCAAAAAGTACTGCAGTAACTGGTGAAAAATCAAACGTTGATAATAGATTCCAGGTTATTACTGTAGATAACTCTGCCGGTATTGTTGCTGGTGATGCTTTTACAGTTGCAGGAATTGAAGCTGTACACCAGATTACTAAGGAAAGTACTGGAGAGCTTAAAACCTTTAGAGTTATTGATGTGCCGGGTGGTGGAGTTACATTAACAATTACTCCTCCTATGATTACAGCACAAATTGCCTCTCCTGCAGAATCTGAGAAACAATACAAAAACTGTGTTAATACTACTCAGTCAGCTACAGCAGCTTTTACCTGGTTAAATGTAAATGCAACTAGAATGAATCCTTTCTGGTCTTATGATGCCATTGAGATCTTACCTGGTTCTTATGCAGTACCTGCAGATGCTGGTGCAGCAGTAATGAGAGCAACACTTGAGAATGGTTTAGAAGTTGTATTCCAGAAATGGTATGACATTAAGTCTATGGAGACCTTATTTAGAGTTGATGTTCTGTTTGGAGTTGTTAATAAAGCTCCTGAACAATCAGGAATAATAATTTTTAACCAACCGTAATTTAACTAAGGGGGCTATTGCCCTCTTTTACTTTTGATGGAGGAATTATGTCAATTAAATTACATAAAAATGGAACTGTAACCATAGTAATAAATGCAGCTGATAAGTTAGCGGTCTTTTCAAAAGAGAAAGTAAAGGTCTATCAACTTAAAACCTTTACACACCAACCCGATTCATTTGTATTACTGGTAGATATTGCAGCAGAGACTGAGTATGTTTCATCTGTTTTTGCAGCAGAGACAACTGTTAGAATTGAGTCAGGAACACAGGAAGCATTGTATCAAACTGGTACCGGCCCTGTGATTATAGAAAGAAGAGGATTAAGAGGTCAGGGTGCTCCTGGTGCTCTTGATACAACTGGAGCTTTAACAGCTGCAATGATGTTAGCCGGGATTGTTACATCTGCTGCAGCAACTGTTGCCGGTACAATTCCCACTGGTGCAGTATTAGATGCAGCTATTGAGATGGAAATAGGTGAATCATTTGATTGGTCACTAATTAAACTTGGTGCTAATGACTTTACTGTTACAGCAGCTGCAAGTGGTCATACTTTAGTCGGTGTGGCAGTTGTTTCCACTGTAACAACTGGAGTTTTTAGGACTCAGAAAACAGCAGCAGCAACCTATATCACTTATAGAGTAGGGTAATTTTTTATAGGAGGACTGTTAGTCCTCTTTTACTATTTATAAATAAAAGGAATTATTATGGAATTTAAGAAGAATTATTTCCCGAGAACATTATATACCGGTGAGGGTTCAATTAAATGGGGTAAGGATAAAACTTACGGGGCAAAACTTGTAAAAGATGAAGCAGAGTATAAGACTGCAATAGAGGCCGGTTACATTGATTCAATGCAAGAGGCATTATTCCCAACCAAACCTAAGGAACCAACCAAACCTAAGGAACCAACCAAAGACCAGGTAATGGCGGAGTTGGATAAAATTAAAGCAGGCGGTCGTCTTGATGGTGTAGATTATGACCCTAGAGATAAAAAAGAGGTTCTTGTTACCTATCTCTTATCTCTGATAGATAAGTTAGAGGCACTTGATAAACAACAGTAAATTAGATGAAAGGGAGCTTAACGGCTCCCTTTAGAGGTTTTATATGGGATTAAAGATTGTACCAAATAAATTATTGAATAAAAAAAAGACTTTTTATGTAAGCTCTGGTTTTCCCTCTTCTAATACAATGGCAGATGAGGATGCAGATATTTTAATTAAATACAAAGCAATTAAAAAAGATAAAGTAAGATTTGCAAATGCTCAACAAGTAATGCAATTAAGGGGGTATTAATGAGCTATACAAAACGTGAACTTGTTAACCAGGCATTAGAAGAGATTGGGATTGCTGATTATACATTTGATGTTACCCCGTCAGAAACAGAGAGTGTAATGCGAAAATTGGATTCTATGATAGCAGGATGGACTTTAAAAGGCATAATGTTAGGTTATCCATCATCTTCCATGGCTAATGGATCGGAGTTAAGCCAAGATTCAAATATCCCAGCATCAGCAGTAGAGGCTGTAGTTACAAACCTTGCAATTAAAATAGGACCGACATTTGGGAAGTTACTTTCTCCGGATACAAAATCAACAGCAAAGGCTGCATTAAATAGTCTGTTTGCATGTGCTGCAATGCCTCACCCGTACCAATTACCATCAATGCCAAAAGGTGCCGGGTACAAATCAGTAGATAATTACGCTTTTTCAGCTGGGCCAGTAGATAAAGTAGTAACACCAATAAACGAAAGTATTGATCTTTCAGGGAGTCCGACAGATGAGTAATTGCGGAAAATATCCAAGAAAAACAGACCCAAAGCCATCAGATTTAAATTTCTTTTGGGATTCAGAGGGCAGTCAATGGGCTGTGACTTCATTCTCCAATATGTTGGCATTGTATCAAGCTAACTTAGTTTTCCCTGCAGCAGGTAGACCAGAACCTAACACCCAATACTCTGCACCTTCTGTAAATGACTTTGATATTCAAATAGCACTTGATCCTTTAGCTGACAATGAAGATGTACATTTAATATTAACACCTTCCACATCTTTTGTAGATGGTGCAATTACATTACCCATAAATACAGGGTTACGAGATAAACAAATTGTAATAATGAATACTACTCAACAAATTACAAACTTTTCTATTAACTTGAATGGTTCTGATGGTGTTCATGGTGCTCCTACTTCAATGGGTGCAGATGATTATTTTACTATTAAATACGATCTTACAGTTAATACCTGGTATAGGATAGGATAATGAAAATTCCAATATTAAACGGTGTTTATACCGGAGAGAATGCAGACTATAAAACCTCTTATCCTGTCAATATGATGCCAGTGGTTCAAGAAACTGGTGTTAGTGCTGGATATCTTAGACCTGTTGAAGGGATTGTTAAAACCGGAGAGGGGCCAGGTATATCCAGAGGGGCAATAAATTGGAATGGTAAACATTATAGAGTTATGGGTAGTAACCTCTGTTTAATAGATGATCAGGGGAATGTTTCAATTATAGGTGATGTTGGTAACAATGGTTTAAAAGTTGTTATGGATTATTCATTTGACAGGTTGGCTATTGCATCAAATGAAAAGTTATATTATTTAACGGGTACCACATTAGCAGAGGTCACTGATGAGGACTTAGGTGCTGTTTTGGATGTTGTCTGGATAGATGGTTATTTTATGACTACAGACGGTATTAGTTTAGTAGTAACTGAATTAAATGACCCCTTTGCTGTTAACCCTTTAAAGTACGGATCTTCTGAAATAGATCCAGACCCAATTAACGGACTGTTAAAGCATAGAAACGAGATTTACGCTGTAAATAGGTACACTATAGAGGTATTTGATAATGTGGGAGGTGAGAACTTCCCTTTCCAGCGTATAAATGGTGCTCAATTGCAAAGAGGATCTATAGGAACATTCTGCAGTGTTGTATATGAGGAAGCTATAGCATTTTTAGGTAGCGGAAGAAATGAGGCCCCGGGTATATATTTAGGTGCTAACTCAAATACTATTAAAATAAGTACCAGAGAAATTGACGAGATTTTAAACACTTTTACAGAGGAACAACTGTCATTATCTGTTTTAGAATCGCTTAATGATAAAGGCCACGCTTTTTTATGGGTGAGATTACCAGACAGAACTCTAGTATATGACTTGTCAGCATCAAGACAATTAAATCAGGCTGTATGGTATCAAATGTCTAGTTCTGTTTCCGGGTTTAAACAATACAGGGCTAGGGATGTTATATGGTGTTATGATAACTGGCAGATTGGAGATACTGAGGGTCCTAATATAGGTGTCCTTGATAATAATATATCCAGCCATTACGGGGATGTTGTCTACTGGGAGTTTGGTACAAAGATAATTTACAATGAAAGCCGTGGTGCTCTTTTTAAGTCTTTAGAGCTTGTTTCCTTAACTGGAAGGGTTCAAGGGTTCGAAGATCCTGTGATTAGTACATCTTATTCTATTGATGGGAGGACGTGGAGCCAAGACCGGACAATATCTATAGGTAAAGCAGGGGAACGTCTTAAAAGGCTTGTATGGAGAAGACAAGGTTATTTTAAAAATACAAGAATCCAAAGATTTACCGGGGATAGCAATGCATATTTAGCAATTCACAGGCTAGAAGCAGACCTTGAACCATTGGCGGTGTAAATGGCAGATATTAAATTAAAAGTTACCAGGGATCAACTAGCTAAAGTATTCAAGGATCATGACACCTTAAAACAGTTTGAAAGATTGATTACATATATGAATACTTTAGTACCTGCTGGTGAAACAGACATAGGTGTAGCAGTTGGTGCAATAGAAACCAAGACTAATTATCTAGTTAGTGAAATCCACGAACTTAAAAAACAATATGGGAATGTTATAACTGTTGCAAAGATAGGCGGTGATTTTCTAACTATCAAAGAAGCAATTAACTTTATCACGGATAATAGTACGAATAATAGATATACAATAGATATTGCTCCAGGTGTTTATATAGAAGATAATCCCATTCAGTGTAAGGAATTTGTGAATATAGAAGCAATAGGAATACACTCTATAGTTGTACAGCCTTTGAATACTTCCACCGATTTATTTATAGGTGCTAGATTTGCACATATTGTAGGTATTGTCTTTGATAATGTTACAGGTTCTAATAATTATGCTGTAAATCATAGCTCCCCGGGTGAATTACTTGTAGAGGATTGTGTATTTAGAAACTGTAGTAATGGGGTTCTTTTGAATCATATATCTGCAGGTCTTGAATTATATAATTGTGCTGCAAATACTCCTACAACCAACACAGACAAACTTATTACAGTAACTGCAGGTGTTTTATCTATAGATAATCTAAAAATTAGGATTTCTGCAACTATTGAAACAATAATGCACATTACAGGGGTTAATAGTCTTTGTAGTATTTCTGAGGTTCAATCTTTAAGCCCTAATGTAACAACCGGTTTATTTGCTAATGATGGGTGTCGTATTTCAGGTCATGTTTTAAGATTTGTTAATATGGTAGATGGTATTGTTGTCCAGGGTAATAATACTCAGGTTAGAATAGATGGAAACCAGATATTTAACTTAAAAAATGATGGTTTTAGAATAAATAATGTAGGTACTGGAATAATTCTTGCATTATTTTCCACCACAATAAGCGCTTGTTTAGGGTTTAACTTTAATATACTTAATCCGAACTCAACAACAATAGGAAATGGGTTTACTGAAATAGACAATTCATTTATTATTCCCGGATCTAAAATGTATGCTTATTTACTTGATACTAAAGAAGATGATGCAGGGTTTAACGTAATAGGAGAATTCCATGTTGGACTACCAGAAAGGCCTGTAGAGTCAGCAATAGGAGGTGGTGATAGTTATACTAGAGGGATGTTTGTTTATACAAAAACAGAATTAGGTGTTTTTGTAGATGTTAGTATTGATGCAAGGAGTGCAAGTGCCTCTACTTTCACCTTCCCAGGTATAATTGCAGATAATTCTATATATATATCCAGTTCTTTAGTCGGGGAATTAGATGTACTTGAACATTTTGGAATTAAAACGAAAGTATTAACTGCAGCAGTACAAGGTACAGGAAACATTATAATAGAATATTGGAATGGTGTTGCATGGGTTGCAGTTTCTGGAATGGAAGTGGATTCTTTAGGTAATTATTGGCCACATGCAAACAATTACTTTCAGGATATTGGAAGCCATCATATTAGATATAATTCACAACTTGCAATTGATAGCTGGACAAAGAACGATCCTATGTTATTAGGTACAGATTATTACTGGATTAGATTTAGAATAGTTACAGACATTACTACAGCCCCTATATTTGAACAATTCAAACTACATACTAATAGAACAGAAATAAATGCAGATGGTTGGAATGAATATTTTGGAAAAGCTCGACCTATAGGCCAGTTAGCATTAAACTTTTCAGCTGCTAGACCGTTTGAGGGGAACATGCAGAGTCAAGAATTATATATTAATGAGGATGTTGGTGTTGGTTATACTCAAAATAAGTTTACAGCAACCGGGGATAAATCAGGAGTTTCTGGTTTTCTTCCTTTTGATTTTGATTCTTCAAGTCCTATAATAATGGAGTGGTCCGGTAGACCTACCCAAACACAAACAATAGTTTGGACTATTAGAGCAGCCTGGGTAACTGATAACGGAATAGATGAATATTACACATCAGAACCTGCTTTGCTTCCTGGAAGAATAGTTGAAACAGTTACACAGGATATAATAGCCGGAGAGGTGTCAATGTTTAATGTACACTTAAATCTAGAAGAGATAATAAGTAGAAGAGAAAACGCTTATGGGGATGAATTATGGATCTCTTTGCAACCTTCGACATTATCCGGAACGTTTGCGATAACAAGCTCTCAGGCCACTTATACAAAATGGAGTGAAGGAGGACATATTTAATGTCAACAATAGTGAGATTATTAATACCACCAAAACAGGCAGAGGCTACACAAAAAACACAATATGTAGTACCAGATTTATCTAAAGTAGTAATAGATAAGTTTACGGCAACTAATACCAGCAATAACAATGCAATTATTAGTATAAACTTAATACCTTTTAATGAAACAGCTTCCAACTCTAATGCAATAACATATAGTCGAAGTATTGCTCCTAAAGAGACATATACCTTCCCTGAGTTAATAGGTCAAGTTATAACTTCTAAGGGTTATATATCTACAATTGCAAGTGTTGCAAACTCATTAACAATTACAGCAAGTGGAAGAGAAATAAATTAATGATATAATTAAATAAATTAAGGAGTCACATTATGGGTGGGTTATTCGGATTTTTAGGTGGATTGGCTAATAGTTTTATACAATCAAAGTCAGCAGACAAAGCAACTGCTGCACAGGTAGGAATGTCTGATGCAGCAATTGAAGAACAGCGTAGACAGTTTGATGCTATGCAAAGTTTATTAAACCCTTATGTAGAGGCAGGAACCGGTGCACTTAATCAACAACAGGCCTTAACTGGGTTATTGGGTCCTGAAGCACAACAAGAAGCTATTGCTGGGATACAATCAAGTCCAGAGTTTGCAGCAATTACTCAACAAGGGGAGAATGCTATATTACAGAGTGCAGCTGCTACCGGTGGTTTAAGAGGTGGTAACACTCAGGGAGCATTAGCACAGTTTAGACCCCAGGTATTAAGTGGTTTAATAAATCAAAGGTTCGGCCAATTGGGTGGATTATCTGCACAAGGCCAGGCAAGTGCTGCAGGTGTTGGTGCTGCTGGTATAAATACAGGACAAAATATAGCGCAACAATTTGGAATCCAAGGGCAAGCTTTAGCTGGTAATGCTCTAGCGCAAGGACAAGCACAACAAGGTGTTGTTAATGCCGGTGTTGGTTTTGCAAACTCAGGGCAAGAAGCATTAATAAGTGCTTTGCCTTATATAATTTAAGGAGGAATTTATGCCACAACCATTTAATTATCTTTTAAACCCTAACAATCAAGGTTTAACACAGTCGGCAACTCAACCAGGACAAGTATTACAAAATGTCTTTGCATTACAAAAACAAAGAGAACAGGAAGGGGTGCAAGCAGAAAAGGATAAAACTATTAATGAGATGTATGCAAAACTTCAAACTGGGAATGCTTCAGCACAAGACTATGCAAATTTGGCCTCACTAATGCCTGAGGCGCAATCTAAACCGATAAGAGAGAGTTATGCATTGTTAAACGAAGCTCAACAACAAAACCTCCTAAAAGATCAAGGTCAAATATTTTCTGCATTAAGATCAGGGAGTCCAGATTTAGCGAGTAATTTAATGTCTCAAATGTCTACAGCTTTTAGAAACTCAGGTAATGAGAAAGATGCTGATTTATTTAAAACATTGAGTGATCTCACATTGTCGGGTCCCGATGGAGCAAAAACAGTAGAAACATTCTTTGGTACTTCAATGTCTCAGATAGCAGGTGGTGATAAAATTATTACCTCTGCAATTGAATTAGGACAAGAAACCAGAGATAGACAGGTACACCAAGGTACATTATTGAAAATGGCCGGTGAATTAAATTTAACTGGAAAACAAAAAGCTAATGCAATGAATACAGCTAAAGAGTTTAACCAGGAAACAGCCCAATTGATCTTGCAATATGCAGGAACTGAAGCAGGGGGAGACTTAACACCGGAAGTTACATTTAAATTTGAACGAGATCTAAGTGACGATTATCAGAAGGGGATTAAAGATTTTAATGATATTGAAGCATCTTTTAATGCTGTATCAGATATTTCTGGATTAAAGACAGGTGCAGGAGACCAAGCATTAATTGTTTTATTCAATAAAATGCTTGATCCTGGTTCTGTTGTTAGAGAGTCAGAAGCTTATGCCACAATGTCTTCTACTGGTGCAGCCCAAAGATTCCAGGCAGCAATAAGCAAACTTGTTACTGGTGAAAAATTAGCTCCACAATTAAGAAAAGATTTAGTGGCAGCTACAACAAGTTTAATGAATTCAGCAAGAAAGATAGAGAAAAAACATAGAGATAGAATTTCTCCTGCAATTAAAAATTATGGTCTTAACCCTGAGAATATATTTGGGGTAATTGAAGGTGAAGAGGTAACAACTGCAACTCCGGAACTTTCTGCATTACAAGACCAGATAATACAATGGAACCCTAATGCAGATCCTAATACTATTAAGGGTTTAACAGATGAAGAAATAAAAGCATCTTATCCAGGAGGATATGATTATTATCAAACAAATATAGTTGATACAGGTGGGACTGTTGATACTGAATTTGAAGGGAGTGACTTCTAATGCCTAAAAATATAAAAACTAAAGACGGAATAGAAATTATGAATATTCCCGATAATATTGATACAAAAGGCGAAGCTATGAGGGATTATGTTGTAAACCTTAGAAACACACAGGGTTCTGGGAGATCTGATTTTAGTATTAAATCCATACGGGAAACTCAAAGAGGTGATTCTGGGTTTAATCAACCTCCCCAGGAAGAACCACAACAAGGTTTTACCCCTACAGCAACAGACAAGTTCCCCTCTTTTCAACAGTTACCAGAAGAATCAGGAGTTAAAACAACTGCTGAAGGTATAGCCGGTGGATTAGTTAGAGAGTTAGCCCCTGTTGTTGCAGGTACAGCTATTGGTGGTCCTGCTGGTGGTGCTGCTGTAACATTGGCAAAAGTTGCCGGTGATCCTATAACCGGATTAGTTAATCGAATATTTGGTACTGAGTTTGTAGAACCTTCCCAGGCATTAGAACAACTATTCACATCTTTAGGAGTTGCAGAACCTAAAAGTGAAGTAGAAAAATTTATACAGGCCACTGCTGGTGCAGTAAGTGAAACTGCAGGTACTATTGGATTAGGTAAGGTTTTACAGACCGGGAAAAGTTTAGCTCCTACAATTAAAAAAGGTGTTGGAAAAGTTTTAGCCTCTAAACCTGTAGAGCAAATAGCCGGCACAATAGGTGCAGCAACCGGAACCGAGATAGCAGAACAAGCTGGGGCCGGGCCTGTAGTTCAAACAGTTGCAGGAATAAGTGGGGGAATATTGGGATCAGGTTTAACAGGACTAAAAACAACCCCTGCAAAAAGTCAATTATTAACTGAAGCAAAAAAAACAGGTGTAAAAGTTTTAACCTCTGACGTAAAGCCTCCTAGAACATTTATAGGGAGAAGCGTACAGTCTGCAGCTGAAAAGATTCCGGTATTTGGAACTGGTATAACCCGTAAAGGTCAGCAGAAACAACGTATTGCAGCAGTTAAAGACCTTATGGAGCAGTTTGGAGCCGGTGGGGATGATATTTCTGATGATATTATGAAAGATTTGCTTAATAAGAGATCTGATAAACTTACTTTGTATACTACTGCAAAAAAAGAAGTAATAGAAAAACTGTCAGAAACTCCAGCAGCAGCCAAGAAAACTATTGCAAATTTAGATGAGAAGATAAATACACTTAATACTGATATAGGTAAATTAAAATCTAAAAAGATAAAAGTAGGTACTGAATTAAAACAGATTGCAGATATGGAAACCCAGGTTAAAAACTTACAAGGGTTAAAATCTAAAAATGTTGATAATGTTCCAGTAACAAAAACTATTAATGCAATAAATAAAGAGATTAAAAAGCTTGAAAGTTTAAATACTAAAGAGGTTCAACCAGTAATTAATAAATTAAATGACTGGAAAGCCTCTATACAGGACCAGGACTTACAAAACATTGAATTGCTCAGAAAACAATTAGGAGAGAGTTTTAAGGCTCCCGAGCTTGCCGGTGTTCGATCTACTGGTGAAAAGTCTTTGACAAGTATCTATGGTGCAATAAGGGATGATATGGGGGATTATATCTCTTCTAAAGGTACTAAAGCAGATTTTAATAAATGGATGATATCTAATAAACGATTGTCCTCTATGATGGATGATTTGAAAGTTACATCTGTTAAAAATACTCTAAACAAAGGTGAAGCGACTCCGGAACTTGTTAAAAACTTATTATTTAGTAAGAAAAAATCAGAGGTTACTGCACTTTATAAAGGGTTAGCTCCTAAGGGTAAAGCTTCAGCAAGAACTGCAATACTCTCTAAGGTTGCAGAATCTTCTAAATTCCCAGAGAGTGAGATTATTTCCCCGGATAAGTTTGCAAACAATGTTAGAAAATTAGGAATGCAAACAGGGGTATTTTTTGACCGACAAGATACTGAGCAAATAAAAGGACTTGTAAGAGTTTTAAATGCAACTAAAAGAGCCAGTCAAGCCGGTGTTCTTACTAATACAGGTGTCCAGGCAGCTGTACCAACGTCAATTGCTGCAATATCTTCCTTTGTGGGTGGAGGTGTAGAAGGGTTTGTTAAATTATTAGCAGGTGCAACAACAGCCGGGACTATAGCAAACTTCTATGAATCTAAAGCTGTAAGGGATTTATTGGTAAAACTTCCTACTGTAGCTAAAAACTCAGTACAAGAAGAAGAGATATTTAAGAGATTAGCAGAAACTGCAAGAGCAATGCAGAACAAAAAGGAGAAATAACATGCCAGCATTAGTAGAAAATGGATACAAGATTTTTACAGACGTAGATGGGGACCCTCTAGAGAATGGTTATATTAAAATAGGAGAGGCAGGGTTAAATCCTTTGTCAAATCCAATTCAAGCATTCTGGGATAGTGGTTTAAGTATTCCAGCATCAAATATCCGGACTAAAGGTGGTTATCCATCAAGCAACGGATCACCTGGAAGGTTGTACACACCTGGTAATTACTCAATATTAGTTCAAGATAAAAAAGGGAAACAAGTTTATAGTCTCTTAGATTCCGTTGACTATTTTAATGCACCTGCAGGGAAGGTGTTACAACAAGTTGATACAATAGCAGATTTAAGAAATCTTAATCCCAATGTAAAAGATTATTCTGTGCTGGTTCGAGGTTATATAACTGTCGGGGATGTTCCAAACATGCCTTATTACCAATGGAACGAATCAAGTACTGTAGCGGACAATGGTGGTAGTATAATTGCAGTTGATGGTGTTTCTATAGGTCGTTGGGAATGGGGAGATGTAACAGAGTTCTATATTTATAACTTTGGTGTGTTTGGAATAGGAAATGAAACAACACAGATATTAGAGGCTTTTACTTATGCACTAGCAGAGGGAAGGACTTTAATATTAGACAGTGAAAAAACATATTTGATAGATGCAACATTAACAGAGCAATATCCAACATGTATTTCTTTAACTTCAGCAATTAAAATAGAAGGAAATAACTCAACTTTTCAAATGCCAACATTTGCATCAGGCGAATATAGTCTTATTCATATGTCAGGTAGCAATATAATAATAAACAATCTTAAAGTAAGAGGTGATGCAGATACTCATGACTTTTCTGGAAGTGCTGGAGAACATGGTCACGGCTTCCATTTTGGTGCTTGTACTGATGTTATTCTAAACGATACAAAAGCATCGTACTGTATTGGAGATGGTTATTATGTAGGACATAGCAAGGATGATATATTAATCCCTTCTGAAAGAATTGTTGTCCGGAATGGTTGGGGTGACAAAAACATGAGACAAGGTATGGCAATTGTTTGTGTTGATGATATTTTAGTTGATACGTTTACAGCTACTGATACACAAAATTCCCCATCCCATGTACTGACCCAGTGGAACGGCTTAGATATAGAGCCTAACGATTATAGACAACCACTAAAAAAAATAGTTATAAATAATTTAAAGGGTGGGAACAATAAATATGACCTCTCAATATATTTACAGAATTATACTGCCGGTTTATCTGATCCTGTAGATATTACCGTTAATGGTTTGAATACTTCTTTATCATGGAATGCTTGCGATATCTTCCACGCTGTAGGGGGTGCAAATAAAAATGAGGGATCAATTATTATTAATGATGTTTATACCCATGACACTATGTTTAATGGAATCAGAGTAACAAACTGGAATGAAAATTCACCTATGCTAACAATTACAAACATTATAATAAACAACAATAATACAGAAAATGGAACACATCCAGATAGTGGGGCAGCCGTAAATATTAGAACTTCCGGACAAGGAGGGGGCGCGGTCGGAATAAGAAACATTTCTATTGAGAATTTAAATGTCCCTAGTATTATTGATTCTAATACAATGCTAACACCACCTTGCTCTGTTTCTAATGAGAATACAGGAGGGAATGCAGCTTCCCAGGATGATGTTAGAGTGTCATTTGGTATAATATTAGTTCCGCCGTATTTAAGAGGGTCTGCCGATTTTGTGTTTATGGAATCAATGACACCTGTCAATTTTGCAGACATTCCCCCTTCATTTGGGGATCTTACCCCAGTACCATGGCATGTTTTTCTAACATCTGCATTGCAACAATATGTAATACCTAATTTTTCGTATGGTGTTGCACATAGAGTTAGTATAGTAAACAGTGGTAAATGTTCGGTAGCGTTAGAGGATTTATCTGATAATATCCAACCAGCTACACCTTACGGGTTAAATAGTGGTGTTGGATTTGCTTCAGGGTTTGGTAGTTCTATAACATTAAGGAAATATTTTTCAAATAGTGCACATATTACGGATATAGTTGGAACGTGGACACCAACATGATAAATATTGTTGAGTTAAAAAAATGTATTTAAAGATTTAATAAGAGAGAGGCTTAACGGCTTCTTTTTTATTAATACATTACTTATAAAATATAAGGAGTAAACATGAGTGTAATTAGTGATTTAATGGCCGGTGGTATAGAGGGCCTTTTAGGTGCTGGTAGTAAAATAATAAGCCAGTTTGTAACTAATCCAGAACAGAAGCTTGAAGCACAAAAAATGTTTTTAGATGCTGAAATGATAGCAAAAAAACAAAACTTTGAAGCTGAACAGGCTTATATGAAAGATAGAGATTCAGCCCGACAACTAGGTAAGGTCGATCCCTGGACCCCTAGAATATTAACTATACTCTTTGTTCTGGGGTATTTTGGTGTAACTATCTTTATGTTTTTAATGATGAAAGGAATGATAAAAGAAGAGAAGATAATGGATAATTTCACAGTTGCCTTTATATCTTCTATATTTGGGTCCTTTAATACTTTTGTAGGGATGATCCTAGCTTATTACTTTGGAGCTTCTAAGGGTGGAGATGATCAGGGCGCAAAGATAGCTGACTCTTTTAAATCTTCCATGGAGAGTAAAAAAAAATGATAAACTATTCAAAAGATATACCATACCATTCTCAGCGTAATAATATGGTAATCCCTTATGCAGCATGTAATACAACATCTATAGTTATGGCCCTTAAACAGGCCGGCCATGATTGTAATTTTGGAGAGGGACAACCTGAGGATATATTAACCACTCTATTATTAACACAAAAGTACTGGAGTATGATGGATAGAGAAAATTCTAAATTCCGGAACCAGGGATATAGACCAAATGAAATACACTCCTGTTTGTGTGCAGCAACTAATGATCTTGTTGGGAAAAGTGTGGATGTTTTTAATACAAATGTTTCTGTATTGAGAATAAAAAACCATCTAACTGCAGGAGGTGGTGTTGTTTTATCAGGGAAATTCCATTTATCTAATGGTGAAACTTTAAACCATATAATATCTTTAGCCGGGTATGGAGATGATGGGTTTTTAATAGATGATCCATATGGAGACTTTAGGACTGATTATAAAGATCACCATGGGAATGACATATTTATTACCAATGATGAGTTTATGACTATTTTTAAGGGTGGAGAAACTTACAAATGGGCGCACTTAGTGTCTAAGAAATAGAATAATTATTGAAAATATTAGAATATCCATATAATATAATTGATATATGGAGAGGGGTTTTATGAGCATGACAATTGAAGAGCGAAAAGAAATGAGAGAGATTATGAATGAAGGGTTCGATAATCAACGTAAGTTCCTTGAATCTGTGATTAGTCCAATAAATGAAAAAGTTGTTAGCCA